ATGCTACTATACCATCCCCACCGTTTTCCGAATTGTGCTGTTGCAGAATATCCTTCATCTCCTTGCTGTTCTCCAAATAAGTCATCGTACTTTTCAATAGTTCGTTGCCTAAAGTGTAAAAAAAAACAGTAGCACCAAATACAACATCTAAAGGTGCGTGTTTCATTACGTCTGAATATGTTATAGAACCATTATATTTTTCAATGTCATATGTGTTGTTTAAACCATTCTTATTAATTGGTCTATATAATACTGCCATTGCTTTATGCATCTGCTCCCAGTCGTTTATATACGTGTCTAAATCTGTATATTCGCCAAAGGTCATATCATCTAAATTAGGAATAAACCCAAATTCAACACCACCCATTTTAAATCTAAGTATATGCTTATGTGATTTAACATCAAACATTCTACCAAGTGATTCAGTAATTTCTATTACTTCTTTATATCTTATTTCAGCTACTTCTTTTAAGTCTATACCACAAAATGTTTGAACCATTTTCTGATGTAAGAATTCTTCATCTGTGTTATCTTTAGCTATCTTTAAAAATGCCTGATATTGTGATAACTTAATTTCGTTTAATTCTGTTGGTATGCTAATTTCTAACTTCATATTATTGTTTTTTATTATAATAAAATAAAGTTGTAATTGTATTAAACAAAAAAAGGTAGCCATTTCTGACTACCTAATTTCGATTATAAATTAACCAATTTAATTTTCCGTTGTATATATTTTAAAGAAGTTTATATTAGAATACTTCTCTGTAAATATTTGTAATGCTACTTGAACGCTTGTACAAGTTATAGATTCATATATAAAATCTTTTTCGTTAGCGTTACTGTAACGATACCAACCCTCAACTTTAAATGTTTTCATATCTTTTGTTTTTTATTTAGTTTCAATATAACATCTTGATAAATTCCAATCTCCTAATAACCATTTTGTAGTTTTAGTTCCTTTAATAAACATTTCTTTAAATGAATTTACATTTGTTGAATGTTGTTTTGTAATTTTTAATTCACCTTTAAATTTGTTTTCTAATTCTATTATTAATGTTTGCATCTTATTTGTGTTTTTATGTTGTTGTTATCTGAGTACAAATATATAACATTTATTAACATTCAAAACTATCAATCTATTTTTTAACAAAACTTTAACAATGTATCACATAGTATACATTAACTACAATAAAGATACTTAATGTATCATATACTATACAGTAAGATAAGCAGAAGCTATTAAATACATTTGCTGCATCTTTTTAATTTCACCTATATTTCTCGGTAAGTTAATCATTACTTCTACATTCTTAACGTGATGTATGTAACATTGTATTGTAGAAATCATTTGTCCGTAAGTCATAATTAATATATAAAGTAGTTTCCTTTGTTTGGGTTCTCTAATTGATAACCTACTGCATAACGTAAAGCATCTATTAAATGGTTATGATTATCTATTGGTGTATTTGATTTCTTTTCTAACCAACTGTAATTATTTAACTCTTTAATTAAGTTAATTGATTCAGGTGATATAATTAAATCATAATCTTGTAACAATGCTATTCCATAAGTAACTGAACCTTGACCTTTAATTGCAGGAACTATATTTAACCCTGCCGATTGTAACTCAGATATTAGTCTTGGTTCAGCACTATCTGCAACTATTAAACTATCTAAACAATGTTGTTTATTTAAGTTATGTATTTGACTCGTTGTTAATGCTTGTAAACAATATCTTTCATTTATATAAATTCGTTTATTAGAAGCGTCTATATTACATTCTACTAATGTTGTAGGGTCATTACTAAAACCAAAATCTTGACCAAATACTGATTTAGAAACTTGCTCATATTTGCCAATAGTCCAGTTAGTAAATATAACTCCTTCAGCTTTATCTAACCAGCCACCTAAGATTTGATGCTTATACTTTTCAGGTCTACGTTTCTTTATATTCTCTATTTGATTAATAAATGATTCAGATAAGTTTTCAATGTTATCTTCATAAGTTGTATGAATGTACGTTGTATCACCTTTGATTAAATTACTACCTGCTTGTACTCCTTTATCTTCAAAGAATTTCTTGTAAATAAAATGTTCTTTAGTTGCTGGATTCAATACTAATAAAACTCTATTTTGTATTCCTTTAGTTCTTATACTGAAGTCTATCTTTTCAAATATTTCTTCATCGTTTAATTCTTCTGCTTCATCTAATACCCAAGTTGTAACTCCTGCTAATGATTTTAAACTTGCAGTTTGTGTTCCACTACTTGTTTTAATACCTTTAAATAGAATCTTAGACCCTGTTTTCTTATTTATAATTTCGTCTTTAGTAATATAAAATTCGTGGCTTAAATTAGCTGTTTCAATCTTATCTATAAATTCAGGTATAATAGAAACATTTGCAGAAGTTAAAGTATATCTTGTAAACAATATAACGTGACCTGATTCATAAGTTAAACCAAGTAAAAAGGAATTAAGGGAATATGATTTCCCAGAACCCCTTCCGCCTGTTATTACAAAATATCTACTTTCAGAACCTAATAGATTATATTTGTCGTTAAGATTTATTTCCAACTTTAAAGATATCTTTTATGTTAAAGTCATTTACATTGTGAGTAGCTTCTATAATCTCTTTTGGCTTACCAAATATATGTTCAGCAATAAACAATTGACCTCTTTGTGAATCCATTAAAGTATTCTTTACAAATGCAATCTTTGTTTCTTCTTCAGTATCTTTGCTATACAATTCTTTTAATGCTTGTATGAATATATTATTTACTTTAGCTTCTTCTACTTTAGTTTTTCTACCTGCAGTTTTATGACCACCGTTATTTTTTCTTTTATCTTCCATTTAAAAAAGTTATTATTATTAAATTAAAAATAAACATTTTTGTTTATTGTTTATATTAGTTCGTCAATTTCTATATTATGATGGTCTAATAGTTCACATATTTTATCAAAGACTATTTCTATACCATCTTGTTGATACTGTGATGTAATAGAATCGTTTAGTTGATTGATTAAACCTTTTCTTGTATTATATACCAATTCAAATATAAAGTTCGCCATATCCATTGCTTTGACTGTTGCAAGATATTCTGTGTTATCTTCAGGTAGATTAAATTCTAATGTTGCTTTCATAATCCTTTTTCTTTTTTATATATTTCTAATAGTTCTTTAATTGAAACATCTTTATCCCAAGTATTATAAACAAAGTAATTTATATCAATCCACTCCGCAAAATCAATAGCAAAATCATCTGCTATAACTTCTGCATTTTTAATGTCAAATCTTTTACCAGATTTAAACGCTTCTATAAACTTTTCTTTTAATGTTGTTGGTATACAGTTATTACAGTATAATTCTTTTGTTAGTCCTGTAGATATTATTACGCTACAAGTGTGACATAATGTTGCACCTCTACCATTGTTTAGTTTATGTATTGGTTTCATTTTTCATCTGTTTTAGGACCACAATCACAAGAATCTGTATGACCGCAATAACATTTAGTTTTTATTTCCCAATAGTAATCACATTCTAAATTATTATTTGGTGGTTTACAAAAATACGATTGTCTAAATTGACTTGGTTCTGCTTTATATCTGTAACACGTTGAACTTAGTTCGCAATTGTTACCACTACACATTGTTATATCCATTATATTTCGTTTTTTATATATTTAATTATGTTTTCTAATATATCTAATGTTAAAGATGATTTTAATAAATTTGCTTTTCTTGAAATTACTCTAACATTTCCTTTTACATATCCTTTATTATTATCTACTCTATCTAAAGACATAGCATTAAATAAATATCCATCACCTTTTTCAAGTTTACAATTTAATATTGGACAATTAACTGGAATAATAATATCTGATTCTTCTATATTAAATTCAGTATTATATTTTCTTGCTCTTGTTCTTGCAACATACCACAAATAATGTTGTGGGTTTTCTATAAACTTCTTCTTTCTTACTGATTCATAATTTATTTTATTTTGCATACTTCTTTTATCTTTATTTGTTTTTCTATATTCAATGTCGTATAATCTTTTTTGTTCTTTATCCCGCATCTTATTTGTTTTTATATAGTTTACTTAATTCTTTTGCTACTTCCTTCCAGTGTTCTGTTTGTTGCATATCACCTGATACTAATGCTCTATTGTATTCTATTGAATATTTGTCATATAGTATTTGTGCTCTTTCTTTTGCTGATATGTAACCTTCTTTAAGTTTCATATAGTTTTCTGCTCTTTCTTTTGTTGTCATAGTATTATTATTGATGTTATTAAACTCATTATTGTTACTATTATTATAAATGCTACTATTAGTGCAGTTATTAAGTTTTGTATTTCTGTTTTATATTTCATAGTTTGCTTTTTGTTTTTCGTATTGTTTTATTAATTGTTCTTTGTTTTCTAATTTCATTCTTACTATTGCTTTTAATAGTTTTAATACATTTTTTCTACCACCTAATGTTTCTATGTCTTTTTGTGATACTCTTGTTTGTAGTCTTATGTTTCTTACTTCAGATGGTTTCATAGTCTTATGTTTTTATTCATTGTGTAAAATGCTTTTAGTCTATCGTTTATTATTTCATATTGCATTGTTCCGTTTGTTTCTTCTAATAGGTTATTTAAGTTTTCTATTATTTCAAAGTCATATCTTTTCATTTGTTTTTGTTTTCTTAGTTCTATTTCTAATCTATCTTTGTCAAATGTTAATTGATATATTCTTTGCTGCAATTGTTCTACTTCATTAAGTTCTTCTATTTGTCTTTCATCTACTTTTATAAAGTGTGACATTATAATATCTTTTAACTTTTTTAAGTCTTTATTATCTTTAGAATATACTTCATACATTTTTAAAGAATGTATTACTGATGCGTGATTTAAATCTACTGTATCGCCAATTGATTGTAGTGTTCTATTTGGTTTTAATTCTTTTAAGATATTACAATATAAACTTCTTATTTCAACTGTGTTTTTCTTTCTTGTTCTTATGTTTATATCTGTATCTGTTTCTTGTAGTATTATTTCTTTTAATCTTTCTGTTATGTCCATTTTAGTATTTCTGTTATTGGTATTAATATTGCTTTTGATGTGTTATTATCACCCATTGATTTTATATTTCCTTTCTTGTAATATGTTCTACAAATTTCTTTTAGTCTATTTGCTTTTATTATTAAGATTATTTCATCTTTATAATCACCTGAAAATATTATAGCCCAGTAGTCTGCTTCTGATTTTGCTATTCCTGATGGTTTGTTTCTGCTTTTATATTCTATTGCTATGTTTCCGCTTTTATATATCCAGCTATCACGTTTTACTTCTATTGTTTTTAAAGTAAGTATTTCGTTTAATAGTTGTTCACCTATCTGACCTACTTTTAAATCATATTTAAAGTCATTGCAGTATTCCATTTAAAATAGTTTTTGTTGGTTAGTGTGATTTGTTATTCTTTGCATTGCTTTGTCAAAGTATTCCTTATCTAATTCACAAGCAGTTAAATCAAATCCGTAATCGTGACAAGCTATTGCAATACTTCCTGAACCTAAATGTGTGTCGAGTATTTTATACCCTTGCTTTGCGTATAAGGATAATTGCCATTTATATAAATCTATTCCTTTTTGAGTTGGATGTATTCTTTCTCCGTCAATTTTATAAAAACCTCTATGTCCTGGAGGAGGTTGATAAAAACATTTTGCATTGGTATTAAATGAAGTCCACGCAAACTCAGCCATTGAGAAAGTGTGAGATTGTGTTATTTTTTTATCCCATATTAAAAAACACTTTGTTGGATATAAATGATTTATAAAATAATTACCACCCCAAATTATCTGATTTTTTGATACTCTCATTAATTCAGTAAAATATTCTTTTGAAGGAATTTCAGTATCCCATTTTTTATCGTCTTTAAATATACGTTGTTCTATATCAATCCCATAAGGAGGGTCAACTATTGCTAAATCAAAATAGTTGTCAGGATACCTTGCCATCAATAGCATATTATCCTCGTTTGTTATTGTTATTTTATCTGTTACTTTCATTCTGTTTTTAGTTTTAATAAGTTCCAACATTCAACATAACGTTGCTTTGCTTTTCCTTTGTGTATTATTTTAAATAATTCGTATATCTTTTTAGTATATTCATATTTAGTTTTACATTCTGCTAAATACTTTTCTGCATACTTTTTACCATATCCTTTACAATAGTTTACATTGTCAGCAGTATCACCAATTATCATTTGTTCATAGAAGTTATATCTTGCTTCTTCTTCTGATATATCATAAACTACTTTATGTTTAATATGGTAGTTATACATCAAACAAGGGAATTGTTTATAGTCTTTATCTATTGAAACTATTATAACATTATCACGTCCTATTTCATTTGAAAGTGTATACCAATATTTAGCTACAACATCATCAGTTTCACACCCGTAACCCCAAATAGAATCATATTGCTCTTTTACATATTTGTGCATCTGATTTAATAATGGCGGCAAATTATTATAATCTCTATTTGCTTTATACTTCGGTGTAATGTATTTTCTAAAATTACCTTTACTACCTGAAAATGTTTTTACTTCATTGATTTCGTAAATATCTTCTAAGTGATTTATAATACTCATAAACACTTCATCAAACTTTACAATTGAATCTTCTAAGTTATGGTGGAATCCATCATCTTCTATTGTTTCACGTTTCTTGTAGCAGCTTGAAAATATCAAACTATCTGCATCAAATAATACTATCATTAGTTTACGTTTTGATTATAGATTAATAACTTTAAAATATGATTGTAAACATTTAATTCACGTTCTGTGCTATTAATCATAATTGTTAAATGTTCGTCACTTGAAAGACTTTGCCCATTTATTAATTCATTTATTAATTTATGTAATTCTCTATCTAATCCAATTACTTTAGATTGAATTTTTATTAATGCTTGTTCGTTCATTATCTTATTCTTATATTGTTTAAATTTTCCATTGTTTCATTGTAATTAAGAACCTGTTTAACTACTTCATCATAAGCATCTGATTCGTTCCATTCTTCTATTAATGCTTCTGCTACTTCAGTTAGTCTATTTCTCATATAAACGTTTTCTGATAAGTTAGATAATTCAATGCAGTTACTTAATGTTTCAATAATTTCTTGCTTTGTCATAATGTTTGTTTTAAATTGTTATTGTTTTAAATTGTTATACAAATATAAACAACTTTTTAACATAAAATACATTTTAACAAATATTTAACATAAAAAAAAGCTACTGTTTAAGTAGCCTTTGATTAATTATTTTCCGATACACTTCATTAACTGATTCTTTATTGTTACCACGTTTCCAGTTGAAGTCTATAATTCTATTTATTCTTTGTAATGCTGATTGTTTACTCTTTGTCATTTTGTTTCTTTGTATCTTGTATTATTTTTTCTAAATATAAAAGTCCATCTTGTAGTTCTTCCCTGAAGTGAATCATCCATTCTAACGTACTTAAATCTGTTCTATCTAATGTTGTATTGTATTTCTTTATTCCTACTTCAGAACGTTGTTTAAATTGTTCTATTACTGATTCTACTATTGTATCTTTTGTTTTTAATTTTTCCAATCTTTTTTTATTATCTTCTGTAT